TACGACCAGATTACTACTCGCCTCAGGTCTACAGACCCCGTGCTCTCGAAGATGCTGCGCATCCGAGCAATGTCGAATCCACTCATGCGGCATGAGGGAGAGACGTTCACCGTCAAAGACCCGAACTGGGTACGCAATCGATTCGTGAAGGCGGCCCCGGAAGGGAACGTCGTCTTCAAGAAAAAGCTCGTCAGGTCAGATGGCTCGGTTGAGTGGCACAAATGGTGTTACATGCCCGCCAAGCTCACGGACAACCCAAACAAGGAGTTCGTGAAGCAGTACGAGGCGCAGCTGCTGAAGCAGAAGCCGCACATCCGCGCCGCGCTGCTCGACGGCGACTGGTTCGTTACCGCCGGCTCGTTCTTCGCCGAGTATTGGGACAGGAAAATCCACGTCTGCCGCCCCTTCAAGCCATCGAGGGAATGGCGGTTCTTCCGCTCGATGGACTGGGGCTTCAAGGCGCCCGGATGCTTGCACTGGTGGGCGCTCGACGACGAGAACACGCTCTACGCCATCAAGGAGCTGCGCTTCCAAGGCAAGACCGCGGACGAGGTGGCGGCCATGGTAAAGGTCATCGAGCTTGACCTGGGGCTGTGGGACGAGCGCGCGGATTCGTCGCGCATCACAGGTCCGGCAGACAATCAGCTCTGGGAGCAACGCGGGCACGCCGGAAAGAACATGGGCGAGGTGTTCCACGCCAAGGGCGTGCCGTGGGTGAAGGCCGACAAGAAGAGCCGGCAGACCAATGCGATGCACCTCATCAAGCGGCTCGTCGACCACGAAGACAAGACCAAGGTGCCGGGCATCGTCTTCTTCGAGTCGTGCCGGTGGATTCTGGAAGTGCTGCCTGCAATCCAGACTGACCCGCACGACTCCGAGTCGCCTGCAGACGGCGGCGAGGACCATCCGCTCGATTCGACACTCTACGGCTGCGCGTACGCTTCGAAAGGGAAACGTGCAATTCCGCCCGTGCGCCCGCTCAAAACGGAATGGGACGACGAAGACGACAACGGCCCCTCGAGGGGGCGCAGTGGACGACTCGGCTACGGCCAGGAGCTTTGCTAAATGGCACTCATCGAAGACGACGACGTGATGGAAACCCCGGCCGAGGAACAAGCGGACGGCGCGGAGGAGTACTCAGTCGATGAGGCGGAAGGCGAACCCGTCGCCGAGGTGCTGGTCTACGACGAAGATTCGCTGAACCTCGTCGAGGACTTCCAGTCGCACCCGGACGGCAAGCGCGCGCTCGTGAAGCTCGGCAACAAGATTGTCGACGAGTTCGACGACGACTGGGAGGCCACCGAGCCCCGCAGGAAGCGCATCGCCGACGACTGGAAGCTCTTTGCGGGCGACCTGCCCCCGAAGGATTGGCCGTTCGCGCACGCAGCCAACGCGAACGTGCCCATCATGTTCGAGAACCTGACCCGCGTCGTGTTCCGCGCTGATGGCGAGCTGTTCGGAGACAAGTCGAACGTCTTCGGCGTTAGCTCACTGGGCGACAAGGACCAGGACCAGGCCGCGCTGCTCTCCATGCACGGAAACTGGCAGCTCAGGAACGAAATCCCCGACTTCTACCGGCAGATGAAGCGCGGGCTGATGAACTACTTCACGGTGGGCGACGTGACCGTGCACTCGTTTTACGACGAGCGACTGAAGAAGAACCGCCACGAGGTGCTGAGCGCCGACGAGTTCGTGGCGCCGTACACCTTCACCTCGACGATGCCGAATTACTCCGACCTGCCGCACTACGCGCGCGTGTACATGAAGTACCCGCACGAGATTGAGGCGATGCGCGGAACGTGGTTCGACGTAGAGAAGGTGCTCGGCGACCCCGAGAACCGCCCGGCCAACTCGTTCACCGACGACCCCGAGCCGGCCATCGCCGAGTCCGTCGCGCAGACGGTGGGCCAGGACATCCCAGATGAGGGCGGGCCCCGCAAGATTCTCTGGTACGAGGGCTGGGTCGACCTGCCGAACCAGGAGCGCCAGCGTTTCGTGCAGGCCATCGTCGACTACGAGACGCACCACGTCTTCCGGCTGACCATCCACGAGGAAGCGTCGTGGGAGGAGAAAGCCGCGTACAAGCGCCAGCTCGACGAGCTTGCCAAGTTCCGGGCCGAGCAGCAGGCGCACCTCGCCGCGATGCAGGAGCACCAGGCGACCATCGCGCAGGTAGGGCAGGCCGCGGGCATGGGCGTGGTCGGTCCCGAGACGACGATGGCGGCACTGCAGGACCTGCAACAGATTGCGCCTCAGCCGCCTGTCCCGCCGTCGTGGATGCAGGACCCGGATGACCCGAGCGAGACCCCAAGGCAGCCCGACAAGCAGCCCATCCACCTGTTCACGCACGGGGTGTGTGTGGAGCCAGCGGCGGGCAATCTCGGGCTCGGCTACGGCGGCATGCAGGCCGACTTCCAGCGCGCGGCCAATACGTCGCTCTCGCAGTTCATCGACTCGGCGACGCTCGCCAATTGCTCGACGCTCATCACCGCCGGCAACGTCACCTGGAATGCTGACGGCCAATTCCAGATTGGCCCAGGTGTCATCAACAATGCGACCGGCCTGAGCGCGGCGGAGCTGAAGGACGGGCTAATCCCGTTCAAGTTCGGTGACGCAAACGCAGCCCTGATGCAGGTCGTCGAGCTGATGCAGTCGAGCGCCGAGGGCTCCATCCAGGGGCCGAGCGTTCTCTCCGGCGAGAGTGGCAAGTCCGGGGAGACGGCGCGCGGCATCAATGCGCGCATCGAGCAGGCGACGAAGCAGCTCAGCGTCACGACGAGCGCGTTCGCTTTCCAGGTGCTCACGCAGGTGCTCAAGAACAACGCCTACCTGAACAGTCGGTGGCTACCAGACGAGCAGCTGTTCCAGATGGAAGCGAACCTGATTCCGCAGGGCATGACGCCGCCGTTCAAAATCGGGCGCGACATGTACGAGCGGAACTACCAAATCGAAATCAAGGCCGACATGCGCTTTGCGACGCAGGCGCAGCGAGTGGGCGAGGCGGACGACGCGCTCAAGCTCTTCAAGGAAGTGCCGCAGCTGGCGGGCAACGTGAGCCTCATCTACGCCATCATGAAGCAGTGCCTCGAGGCGCGCGGGCTCCGCAACTTGGTGCCCCTCCTCGGCCCCCCGCCGCCCATCCCCATGACGCCGCTCGGAATGCCGATGCCGCCCATCGGCCCCGAAGCTCCACCCGGCGGACCCTCTGGAGGCGGCGCGCCGCCACCCGGTCAGCCTCCCTCTGGCGCAGTTCCGCCGGGTGGGCCAATGAAGGGACCGCCGCCAGGCATGCCGCCTAGGCCGCCGCCAGCGATGCCAGGTAGCCCGCAATGACCATCGTCCATGGCATTGAGTTCAAGACCATCCCTGGTCCGCACAAGCGCGCGCAGGTTTGGAGGGGGAGAGCGGAGCTTCCGCTGCCAAGCGACCCGACTCGCTACGTCACCCTCGAAGAGTTCGATAATGGGCAGTTTCTGGCGACCGTGAAAAGGCTCAGCTGCGCGGTGCTAGACAATTCTGGCGGAGTGGGCATCGGCGTAACTCACGGCGGTAAGGCAAGCGACGGGAGCCCCGGTGAGGCGGTACGCTTGGCGCTGGCCATGGACGCTATAAAGGTAGGCGAGGCGTGACCGACTACTCGAAGTTTCGAAAGGCGCCTGACCAGATTGACTGGATGCGGGCGCCCCAGGCCATCGCGTTTCAGCGCGAACTGGGAAAAGAGCTGGGCGTGGCGTTCAAGAACCTCATCGCGACGTGCGAGAAGTCGACGGACCCAAAGGTTACTGCCGCCATCACGCGATGGCGCGAGTTAGACGGACTGGTGAGCTTCTTGGGAAATTCCAGGAAAGAAAGTGTAGCGGAGGATGATTGAAATCGTAGACCAAAACGGCGTAGCGAAACCCCAAGTGGACAGTTCGCAGCTCGCCGCGCGCGACCGCGAGCACGCCGAGCGCATGAGCGAAATCATGCGAAAGCGCATGAGTCCGAAGGGCGCGCTCGGGCTGCCCAGGCTGCTGGACGACCGCCGGCTTGAGTACGGCATCACCGACGGCGCCTTCGATCGTCAGGCGGTGTACGATCGGGTATTCTTGTGGCAAATACCGATGCAGAAGGGCGACAAGTTCGAGTCGGACTCGCTCATCCACATGCCCGAGTCGGTGAAACAGCGCGAGAAGAACCGCGCCCCGAACGGCATCATCGTCAGCGCCGGACTGAAGGCACTCGACCAGCTTCGCTCGCACGGCATCGACCTTGGCCACCGCGTGCTGTTCGCGCACACCGCGCCCTACCACATTCGCTACGACACGGTGCTCGGCGTCGAGCAGCACCTCATCATCCTGCTTGCCGGCGACATCATTGGCAGCGAGGACCTCGCGTCGAATCTCAAAAAGCGAGAGGTTCGCTACTTCGCTCGGCGCACGGAGACAAGCGTGGAGCACACCTTCATCGACGAAAACGGGAAACCCTGGCTGCCGGCGGACGCCTGGCGCGCGGAGCATGAGTGATGGCTGGATTAGACGACACGGACGACGAGGCCGGAGCGGTAGAGAAGCACCTCGGCAAGATGCAGGAGCGCATGGTCGCGGCGCGCGAGGAGACCGACGAGGTCTCTGTCGTCGAGCCAGAACCGGACGACGAGGAAGACGACGAGCCCGAAGCCGTAGCCCCGACGCGACGCGAGAAGCGCGAGGCTCGTATGTCGGCCCGCGAGCGCGCCGCCGCCGCCGAGGCCCGCGCCCAGGTGCTCCAGGAGCAACTTGAGTCAGCTCGGCGCCCGGTGCCGGGGAACGTCCCCGCCGTCGCCAACACGGCCGACGTGGACCGACGCATCCGCGCGACCTACGCCGACCTCCAGAAGCTCGAAGACGAGTACACGGCGGCGCAGCGTGACAAGCGCCTCACGCCGTCCCTTGAGCAGGAGATGCGCGAGAAGGCCATCGAGCTGGACGTCCAGAAGCTCACCCTTGCGGCCGAGCGCCGGGAGATTCTGACAGCCCCGACTCGGCGCCAGGAAGAGCTGACCCGGCAACTCGAGCGCGACAACGCCGACGTGTACGGCAACCAGCAGGCGCTCCGCTACGCAGCGGGGCGCGTGAACCAGCTCATCGCCATGGGCCGCCAGGACTCCAAGGCGCTCCACGACGAGGTGATGGAGGAGACCCGCCAGGTCATCCTGAAGGTCAAACCGAAGCCTGGAGCCATCGAGCGGCAGCGGGCAACGGGCATGAGCGCAGGCCCCAAGGCGGCGCCAACGGAGCGGGCGCAGACCATCTCGATGCCGAAGGGCTCGCACTACTACAAGCAGGCCATCGCGCTGTACCCCGACCTAGACCCTGGCGCGGCCTGTCAGAAGTGGGCTCAGAAGGTGGGAAAGCGCCTCCTGGCGATGAAGCAGTAGTTTCCTGTTGACGGCGGCGTGGCACCCGGTATCCTTCGAACATCGGTGCCACGCTTAGCCAGCGGGCATCTTGACGGCTCCAGCGATTCCCGTCGCTGTTGTCTGAACTCCAGGGAGACCCCACCGGTCGGCAAGGTGGAGAATCTGGAGTCATTGTGTCGTCAAGTATTCAATCAGCCCCCAAGAAATCTCCTTCGGCCCGTCGAGACCCGCCCCCGCGTGCGGTCGACCGGAGCCTCCAGCAAGGAGCAATCAGGAACGCTGACCCTGAGAAACACTACGTCTGGGCCTACAAGGTCGGCGTAGGTGGAGTCGGCTACTACGAGAACCTCGGCTACGACGTAGAGATTCGTCGGCCTGGTGGTCCGTACTGCGTTTCCGTCCGAAAGGGCGGCGGTGAAGCCCAACCGATCGAGTGGCAAGACAACGTGCTCATGAGCATCGACAAGACCGTTCTCGCCGAGGATTACGCGGCGCAGCAATCGGAAGTCGACGCCATGGAGCGCCGTATCCTTTCTCCTGGAGGCGTCGTCGACGGTCTCCGGGGCATTCCCGGGACTCGTTCCCGCGACAACTCCGCTGCCATCAGCATGGTCAACGAGACGACCGATAACCAGACGTACATCGGTACCTAGGAAAATTCATGGCGAACAACATTCAGGGTTACGGGTTCCGTTGGGCTACTGGCTACAACTCGGTACCGCACCCCAAGCCGATCGAGATGGCAGTGGCGTCAGCGGCGAACTTCACTGTCTCGGGCTACGGCTCGAACGTGAACCTCAACGTCGGCGACCCGGTGAGGATTGCCGCGGACGGCACCGTCACCTTGGCCGGCGGCAACGAGAACGGCCAGACCTCGCAGCCACCCTGGGGCATCGTCGTCGGCATGGGTGGCCAAGGCTACTTCGACGGGACGCGCATGGTCCGGAAGCCGTTCCTGCCCTCGGGTGTGACGTACGGCACGGCCATCGACCGCCAGTCGAAGGTGCTCGTAGTACCCATCTCGTCGGGCTTCTGGGAAATCGACTGCGACGACTTCGCGACCGCGACCTCGTACTCTGCCTACCAGGCGTTCATCGGCGAGAACTGCGACCACCGGCTCCGTCCGGCGGACACCGGCATCCCGCTGCTCAGCGCGAACCCGATGCTGAATATCGCCTCGCACGCCGCCGCAACGACCACGCTGTCCATGCGCATCGCGGGCATCTCGCAGAACTACTCGAACCAGGACTACTCGGGCGCGTTCGTGAAGCTCGTC